CAGAAAAATACTTCAAGATTGTAGTGATGATTACGAAGAATTAGACTGGAATATTGACAATTATGAAAAACGTAAGAAAGCTATTTTTTCTAAAATTGAAAAAAGGAATAAGGATGACGAAGAACTAAAGGTTAACAAGATGGAATTGTGGAACCACGATGGTCATTTGAAAATATTAAGGAACCCATATATGAGGATAAGATATGAAGAACTTATTAAACAAGATAAATATTCAGGTCAACCGGTTAATATAGTGTTGACTGTTGATTACTATAGACAGAATCTAACACAACAGAATAGGTTACAGTTTGATGAGTTTATGGAAGTGGGTGGGGTATTTAAGAATATAAGACCAACTACAATGGCGTCCAATTTCGGTGAGATAACTAGTTTAGTTAAGAAATATCGGGAAACTAAGTATGGTGAAAGATGGTATGATCTTTGTGATTTAGGGACAATATTTGGATATAACATGTTAACTAAGATAGAAGATATGACTGATAGTTTGTTAGCTTGGACATCAGTTAAGGATACAAAGAGACCCAAAGATATCGATTATATTAAGGAATTTAGAAGTGAACTGACTAAACTGTTCACTAAAACGGAAGTTAACAACAGGATAACGTTGGAAGATTATATAGCAAACGGGCACTTGTGGATAGTAGCAGGTTCTTCGAATGGAATTAAGGATTTAGTTGTGGATAAGAGGGATGGGAAAGTGATGAAAAGTTCATCAAAGAAGATGGCGATATTTACAACTATGAGTCTTGAAACCATAAAGAATAATGTTTTGGCGGATGTTAAACAACCGCCATTTAAACCAAGTGTTAAAATAGAACTAGGAATGAAGGATAGGACAATTATTGCAGGTAGTAATTGGGAATATCTGAGAATGAGCTATATATCACACCACGTTGAAAAGTTGTTATCAGGTACGTTTTTCAGTCCTTTTTATGAACCAACAAGATTTAGATTTGATAATTATGAGACAAGAGTTGATTACTTGAGAGCTGGTTATATTGCATTGCCACTCGATTCGGCAAAATTTGACCAGTATGTAGTTAGAGATGAGATCTTGCAGTGTATGCTTGAGATTAAGGATGTTATTGGTCGTTTCTTTAATGATGATGAAATCAAAAGAGACATGTTAAGAGTGATAAACTTAATTATTAAGAGCTACACAGTACACGGTTGGGATATCGAAATTGAGGGAAAATTAGTTAAGTGGATAAACGGAGTACCAAGTGGATTGAGATGGACAACACTTCTTGATTCATTGGTCAATTACTGTAGAGCGAAAACTATAGACAAATATTTAACTAAGAAATGGGACATACCTTTTGTTAAGGATATAAAGGCAGCGGGTGATGATGATGATTTTGTGGTTGAATCGTGGTTTGCAGGTTACATGGTGTTTAAAACATATGAGTTGTTTTCTATACCGGTACATGCATCAAAGAATTTTATATCAAATAATGAAACAGAGTTTCTAAAAGTATTAGTGACAAGGAAGGGTGAATTTATTGGTTATAAGGCAAGAAAGGTTGCTAATTTGTTTTTCATTAGTCCAGAAAAACAGATAAAACCAGAAGGTGCATATGATGATATCAATTATGGTATTTGGAATGAATGCACTAGGAGGGGGTTGCGAATAACTAATGAATTGAGTCAAGATGAGAATTTTGTTAGATTGGGTGTCATGCCAAGATGTCTTGGTGGTTTTGG